CTCAAATACTTCTGTTGGTTATAACAAGAACAAAGCTTTCAATCTAGGAACTGGTGATGTTCTTGTTGAAATTGATCATGATGACATGATTACTGAGAATTGCCTAGAAGAATTAAATGTTGCCTTTCAGGAAGAAGACATCGGGTTTGCATTTAGCGATTGTGCAGTATACCATACAAAAAATGAATTCATACCTTATGGTTCAGCTTATGGTTGGTCACATAAGACATTTAATTGGAAGGGTAGAGAACTCTTCTCTATGGATTCCTTTGATCCAACTAGTAAGAGCGTTGCATTTATTTGGTATGCACCAGACCATGTTAGAGCATGGAGAAAGAACGTTTACAAGAGCATTGGTGGACACGATCCAGCATACGAGATTTGCGATGACCATGAATTGATGATTCGCACCTATCTCAATACAAAGATGAAACATATTCCAAAGGTTCTATACATCTATAGAGTAACTGGTGAAAATACTTGGTTGGAAAGAAATGCCGCAATTCAACAAAAAACTGTAGAGATTTTTAATCAGAATGCTTGGAAACTTGCTGTTCGTGAAGCAAGACTTCGTGGACTGCATGTGATTGAGATTGGCGGCGGTATCAATCCAAAGGAAGGATGTGATATAAACATCGATCTTGAGAATGGTAATGTTCAATCCGACCTGAACGAAGGAATTCCACTGCCTGATAACAGTGTTGGTGTTATAAACGCATCACATATTATTGAACATCTACATGACAAGCATAAGATTATGAAGGAAATTCATCGTGTGCTGGCTGATGGTGGTTGGGCATTTATTGAAGTCCCAAGCACTGATGGTCGTGGTGCTTTCCAAGATCCAACTCACGTGAGTTATTGGAATGAAAACTGTTTCTGGTATTACACTAGAGCTGACAAGGCTGCATTTATTCGTAACAAAGATATTCGTTTTCAAGCATTTAGACTGGACACCATTTGGTGGGACGACCATATTGCAATTACTAATGCTTGGTTGGTTGCAAAAAAGAATGATGATAGAAGACCACATTTAAGTTCAATTTGAGGTAGAAAATGTATTATATCTATAATAATTATTTACCCAGAGTTTGGCACAATCTTCTTCACATGATAGATGAAAACTATTATGAGGGCGATAATACCGCAGTTATTATGGGAACTTGTCACAATGATACAAAACAACGAGTGATGCCAGGATTACCTGCAAACATAGATAAAGTTGTTGCATATCAAACAGAGCCGCTTGTTGAAAGTCATTGGCATAAACCAGAAAGTATCATTAAAAACTTAGCAACATATGATGAAGTTTGGGAGTTTGATTATGACAACTATAAACTACTATTGAGCCATGGAATAAATGCTATATTCAGACCAGTAAAATATACTGAATCTTTACGCAGAATTACTCCTGTTGCAGAGCCAGATATTGATGTTTTGTTCTATGGGAGTATGACTGATCATAGAAATGAATTTCTTAAGAATTTTCACGGAAAATTTATGATGCCCGATAATAGTGAAGATTATGCGCTAAGATTTAAGAAACTCAGCATTATGTGTTTAACTGGAATAGATGATAGTAGATTAGATGAATTTATATCTAGAAGTAAAATAATCTTAAATCTACAGCCATATAAATTGGAAGATGGCGAAGATAGACAATCGCAAGTAAGAATATATTATCCATTAATAAATGGGAAATGTGTAGTCAGTGAAAAATCTAAGCGAAATTATTTTGGAAATAGCATTTTAGAATTTACGAACTACCAAGAATTTGGTGAAATTATTATGGATCTTCTTCTTACTGGAAACTGGTGCAACTATCCAAATAATTGCTCTGATTATGAAAGATTTGTCAATAGAGAAGTATTAATAGAAAATACAAGAGATCATTTAGAGGAGATCGAAAATGTTTGAAGTTAATCCAGCGTTTAAAAAACGTTTATTCGTTGTTGACAATTTCTATTCTAATCCTGATGAGATTAGAGAACTTGCTTTAAATCAAGAATATGAAAATGGATCTGACTGGTATAAGGGAAGAAGAACATTTAATAATTTTCTATTTCCGCAAACCAAAAATGCCTTTGAAGATATTATGGGAATCAAAATCCGTGAGTGGGAAAGTCATGGGATGAATGGTAAATTCCAGTACTGTATTCCTGAAGATAGATTAGTATACCATTATGATGCTCAAACATGGGCTGCGATGATTTATCTCACTCCAGATGCTCCCTTTGCGGCTGGAACTTCTTTATATGCACATAAGAAAACTAAAATTAGACATATTGATGAGCATCCTGAGGCTGATAATTGTTTCTCTGGTGGTTTCTACGACAAGACTAATTTTGAATTAGTCGATACTGTTGGAAATGTTTATAACCGATTGATGATTTTTGATGCTAGATGTTTCCATGCTGCAACAGAATATTTTGGTACGAACATAAACAATTCAAGATTATTCCAGATATTTTTCTTCGACTAAGAAATAAACACCCATATATAGAGAATAGATGGCTGGCGAGATGCGCTCGCAGCAGCTAGCAAGAAACTGGAGGGAGCCTCTCCCGGATACCTGATGCATTCTGACGCTAGTGGCAAGAGTGGTATATGTTCCACTACTGCGGCACCCCGAAAGGTTAATCCTTTCCATCTATTTTTCTATAGTTTAAAGGAGTGTTTTAGATGACAGCAGATGCATATTTAAGAGTTTCCTGCCCAAATTGCGAATCACAGTATGCGGTAGATTATTTACTCGAAGAAGTTAATGGTAATGTTGAATATTGCCCTTTCTGTGGCGATGAAATGCCAACTGAAGAAGAAAAAGATCTTGTAGAAGAAGACGAAGAAGAAACCGAAGATGTGTCATGGTAATTGGAATTGACTATTCTTTGACTTCCCCCGCCATGTGCGTTATGGTAGAACCCACCTATAATAAGTGTATGTTTTACTATCTAACATCAAATAAGAAAATGGTGGGGACTTTTGGTAATGCAGTTGGTTATGAGCATAAAGAGTATTTTTCAGAGCAAGAACGCTATGATAATATTGCTGAGTTCTTCTTAAATAAGATCCCACTTCGCCCATCCATTCCCCAAGTCTTCATTGAAGACTATTCATTCGGCTCTACTGGGCGAGTATTCCACATTGCTGAGAATTGTGGATTATTAAAATACAAGTTGTGGGAAATTGGTCTTAGGTTTACGACATTCGCACCCTCAGCAATTAAGAAGTTTGCGACAGGAAAAGGTAACGCAGATAAACAAAAAATGTATGATACATTTCTCGAAGAAACTGGGCAAAACCTGATTCAATTTTATTCAAAGACAGGCACACTGGGCAGCCCTGTCACTGACATCGTTGATTCTTATTATATCGCCAAGTATGGCTTTTCAACTTTAAATAAGGAAGTCAAAAATGGATCAAGTAACACTAAAGAATCTAAAGATTGATGAAGAAGAAATTGATGGTGTACACTTTCACATAACAAGTGAAAGTGATGAAAATGTCGAATGGGATTTCTTGACAATGAAATTAAACGAAGAATCAGATAGAAATTTCGTAAAAACAGAAATGGGTTACAAGTATCACATTGTAACATATGAAGATGATGACAACGCTGATGCGTTCGAAGCAGTACTCGGAGATTTACAGCATCATGTTAAGAAATATGTTAGCATGAATAAGGAAGGCTTCATCCTTAAGAAGAGTAAGAAGTCAGATGAAATTATTAAGAAGATTTTCAATACAAAGCTGTTGAACGTTCTAGGTCAAGTAGCGGAAAGGAAAGTCGAAGTTGAAATAGTATAAATTATTTGCCTTTACAACTCATATGCGGTAGAATATAGTCTTAACCGTTGATGTAGGAGTATGTAATGTTTGATTTTAATGGAATTTATAATTTGCTTAAGTCTGGTGTTGCAACCGTAACCTTTACAAAGGTTGATGGGAGCTCGCGAGTCATGCGCTGCACTCTTCAGGATGAATACCTTCCTGAGCAGTTTCGTGGAAAGGGAACTTTATTGACTGAGGCTGGGAATACAATTCGCGTCTATGACTTAGATCTAAGTGAGTGGCGTTCGTTCCGTGTTGATTCTGTGACTGAAATCCGAAATACTGGTGGTTCTACTCGTAGTCTTCTAACTGAGTAATGTAAGTGGCAAAACGTAAGCATGTATTTGTGAACAACTCGGAGCCTTCCTATACTGGGGAGGCTCCGGCATCTTTTATTGATATCATTCATGCAATGAATTGGTATAATGAAGAAAAGACCGAAAAAGACGCAGCTAAAATCCTTGGCTGTGAACTCAAAATTGCTCGTAATAATCGATCATATGCTTGGGCAGTGCAGATGAGAAGTCGTGGTTTCATTTTCCCCGAAACTACTGAAGCTGCAATTCATGAGATGAAGACTGCATATGATGCGGCTGTTGAATCATCCAAAGTAATCAAGCCATTCATTGACGATGATGGTAATGAAATTGCGATTTCTCCTGTTGTAAATCTACAGGAACGTATTGCTGCAAAAACCAAGCAATACATCGGTGAACTTGAGGGCTTGGTTGACGATTATGGTCATAGTCTGACTGCAAACAAGTTTAAGGCATATGACTGGTTCATTAAGAGCGAAGTCAAGCCCATCCATGCAACCAAGATTGCAGATTGGTTCCGCGAAAGGGCTGCGGAGATTCTCGATTCAATCGAGGGCACAGATAAAGAATATCGAGATGCCTATCTGCGTATTGGTAAAGATAAGGTCAAGAACATTCTCGCTGTAATGACCAATATTGTAAGCGATGCAGAGCGCCTCTCGGGTAACGTCAGTAAGACTCGCAAGCCCCGCAAGAAAAAGCCTGTTTCTTTCGAGAAAATGGCTTCTAAGGTACAGTATAAGCCAAAAGACGACAAATACAAGATTCAGTCAATAAACCCTGTAAATATCATTGGTGCGTCTCAGGTCTGGTTTTTCAATACCAAATCGCGTAAATTAGGTGTCTATTCGGCTCTAGATAGCGTCGGATTGCTCCTAAAAGGAACGAAGGTAGAAAACCACTCTATTCAAGAGTCTTACCTGAAAACTTTACGCCAACCAGAGAAGGTATTGGCTACTGTTATTGATGGTGGTAAGATTGCACTCAGAAAACTGATGGATTCTATCAATGCTAAGTCGAGTCCTACGAATGGCAAATTCGGTAAGGACGTTGTTATTCTTCGAGTGATAAAGTAATAAATACCCATACATAGGACTATCCTGGAGTAGAAATGATTGTAGTTTCAAGCAATTATTTGAATGCGAAAGAAAAGTCTTTCATTAGAAAGTATGCAAGTTTTGTTCTGAATCGAATGGTTCGCCGTGGAATTCAAAACAAGGCTAAGGTTATCATCAAGGTTATGAGTCCGGACGAATTTGATGCTGAACTAGATAAGAATGATCTAATCAATTACAATGCTTGGTGCACCTATGATGGTGTCGAGAATGAGAAGAAGAAGTTCACCGTCGTGGTAAATATCAATTCAATCAGCAAGCGTGCAAAGAAAGCACTGATCAAATATAGATCTTTGCTGGTCGATCTTGGACATGAACTGACTCATGTCAAGCAATACTTGAATGGTGAGATCTTTGACTATAAGTCAGGAGATGTTCGTTTCAAGGGTATGCGTTTTGATCCTTCTCATTATGAGAATGAAGAAAAGTATTTCGAGAGTCCATGGGAAATTGAAGCCTATGGTCGCGAATGGGGTCTGTATAAGATGTTTTGTAACAAGATGAAAGAGGAAACTAAGAGTAAATAATATGGGCAAGAAAAAGTATGAGTTCGAAGAGAACGATTGGGATAACGCGAGTGAATACAAAAAGGTTTCAAAGAAAAAGACGAAACCTCGCGAAGAGTCCACCAGTAGCAAAAACTGGCGCTATAATGCGAATCAAAGTTACTCTGAAGATGATTATGAATATAAAGAAGATTACCGCTAACGCCTAACCTGTTGATTTCATTGAAGTTTTTTTCTTTTTACTTTTCAAGATAAAAAGAGTATACTATTATTATGAGTAGCGTTAACGTAAAAATCCCAAATCCTGGTTCTCGTGTACGTGTTACAACCAAGCATCGTAACATTTACTATCTTGATTACCAGACCAAGCCATTCAACCATTTTACTTATGATGGTATCGTGCTTCCTTCAGAGAAGCGTGACCACCCATTCACGTTTAATATGACTGGTGATTCGCAAATGACGAAGCGAAACATCTCTCTTGACAATGTTGTAAGTATTGAAATCCTAAGTGGTTCTGCTGCAATGTCAAAGATGACCTCAGACATTCGTGCATTCAAAGTCAAAACCGAAAATAAAGTTTATACTGTAATCAAGAATGCAAACAAGTATACTTGTGATTGCCTTGGCTTCCAATATCGCAAGAATTGTCGCCATGTCAAGGGAGTTCATGCGAAGTTGTCTGCATGATGCATATATAAAACAATGCCCTCGTAGCTCAGAGGATTAGAGCGAGTGGTTTCTACCCACCAGGTCGGAGGTTCGAATCCTTCCGAGGGCACCAAACATTGAAAACTGCCCGTGTGGCGTAACAGGCAACCGCAACGAACTTAAAATTCGTAAAATTGTGGGTTCGAATCCCACCACGGGCACCAAATTTAGGAGAATATTCACGTGAAGACATACGCACAAATACAGCAAGATATCTGGGTTTTGCAAAATTTAAATTATAAGAAAGAAGGTTTCTTTGTTGAATTTGGAGCATCAGATGGTAAGACCTTCAGCAATTCTCTTCTCTTAGAAGAGGATTATGCTTGGAAAGGAATCGTCTGTGAGCCTTTAATTCGGCATCATAAGACGCTTTTCAACAATAGAAATTGTCACATCAATACGCAATGCGTCTATCCTGAGACTGGTAAGATTCTTTCATTCTTTGATTCGGGTGAGAAAGATATTGGATTGCTATCTTGCATTCAAGAGTTTAAGACAAACGAAACTTCCTATGAAGGAAACTTTAATGTTCTTTCTATTTCTCTTAACGATCTTCTCGCGCTATATAATGCACCATCAAAGATTGACTATATGAGCGTAGATACCGAAGGCGGAGAGTACGAAATCCTAAAGAGTTTGAACTGGGATAAGTATGACGTGTCTCTAATCACAGTCGAACATAATTGGGGTGCTGATCGGCAACCAATCTATGAATTCCTGACGTCAAAGGGATATCAGCGATTCGATACTCAAGTATCTCGTTGGGACGATTGGTATTTCAAATCCAATCTAAATTAAGGAAGAAGAATGTTGACACCAAGTAATCTCGTCGGTATGCATGAACTTGATGCAAGAAAGTACATTGCTGAGATGAACTATACTTGGCGAGTTATCAATCGAGATGGAGCAGATCTTATAGATAACTCAGGCACTTCTGACTTTAAACGTGTCAATCTAGTAATTGAAGATGGTATTATTTTTCAAGCATATCTTGGTTAAGGAGTTTATATGAATAAGAGTATGATTTTGGTGACTGCAATTTCGGCAATCCTGTTTGCCTCACCTGTTTGCGCCAGTGATGATGATGATAAAAACAAGCCTCCAGTTGCCGTAACTCCTGTTGTGACAAACCCAAACAGCGTTTTAAATAATAATGCGCTAAATTCTACAGTAACAAATACTGTTACGAATACAAATGCAAATGATCTAAGTCAAAGTCAGCGTCAAGACCAAAATCAGCAGCAAAATACACAGGCTCATTCCAATGCTACTGCAACTGGTAATGGAAGCGGCAACTCTACAAGCATCACTCAAAACTACAAGGATTCTCGTCCGGTTGTCGCTAGTGCATATTCTGGCAGTTTGACTTCTGGTCTTGATACCTGTCTTGGTTCTGTTACTGCTGCAGTACAAACACAGATTGTCGGTGTTTCTGGCGGTAAGACTATCGTCGATAAGAATTGCGTTATGATTAAACAAGTTCAACTTCTTGTTCAATTGGGTTATCCTACTGCTGCCTGCTTCCGTGCAAGACAAGATTCTGAGATTGATGAAGCAATGAAGGCTGCTGGTATTGAATGTTTCGAGCCACCTGTTGTCGTTCCACAACAAGTTGCAACCGATGTGAATTCTGAAGACCCTAGTCATCCTGGCTTTGATGTCAAGAGCTTGTATAAGTAAATGAACGGAAAGGGAAGCAAACCTCGCCCATTGAGTGTTCCTCAAAAGCAGTTTGATGATAACTGGGATAATATTTTCAAGCCCAAAGCAAAAAAGAAAGAACCCAAAAAACAAGTGAGTTGATAATGGCAAACAAGATTGCAATTTTTTATCATGTATATCAATATGGTGATTATTGGAAAGAACTATTTGTTAAACAGATGACCAGATTACAACAATCTGGTTTATACGATGCTGCTGATTATATCCACATTGGAGTTAACGGCAGTTATCGAATACCATCCAACCTATTAAAAATCGATGTTATTAAAACAAATAAGAATATAGATTCAGAAAAAGACACTTTAGTAGATCTTTGGAATTTCTGTAAAGAAAATCCTGAATATAGGGTATTTTATTTTCACATAAAAGGTGTGAGAGTATACAAAATGCCCAAAGATGCATATTCAGTAGATGACCAAGGTCGACCAGCAAAAGATGATGATGCTTGGCGTGATTATATGGAAGAGATCAATATCGATTCTTGGCGAGAAATTTCTCAAAAATTAGATACTCATGATTGCGCTGGAACAGAATTCCATAAATTTGCAGCTCTTGGTGGGAAAACTATGAAATACACGCATTATTCTGGAAATTTCTGGTGGGCTAATGCATCATATATAAAACAATTAGATGTCAATTTCTTACATCAAGAAATAGAAATTAGTAGATGGTTGCCTGAGTTTTGGATTGGTACTAGGAATCCAAAAGCATATAGTTATCACACATGCCCAAATTACGCAAAATATTTACGAAGGTTTGAAGAGATGAAATCTAAAATTGCAATTTTCTATCACTTATATCAAACAGGTAATTGGGAAGAAGTATTCACAAATCAAATGATTAGATTACAACAATCTGGTTTATATGATGCTGCTGATTATATTCATATTGGGGTTAGTGGCAGTCATCAAATGCCGTTCAATCTTAATAAAGTTGAGGAGAATGGAACCCTCAAAAGAAATAACGATATTAGCTCTGAGATAGAAACTCTTATAGATTTGGCTGAATTTTGTAAAGAAAATCCAGATTATAAAGTTATATTTTTACATGCAAAAGGCGTTACCTGGCACAATACACAATACGAATATCCTACAAAATGTTGGCGCGAATATCTAGAATATTTTGTCATTGATAATTGGCGCATTTGTTTAGAAAAATGTGAGATGCATGATGTTGTTGGTACAGAATTTTATCATACCGCTATTCAAAATGATATAGTAGTTGAAGATAAACCCCATTATGCAGGAAATTTCTGGTGGGCTAATGCAAATTATTTTGCATCATTAGATAAGAATTATCTTTATGATGCTCCACATGGGAGATTTAATTGCGAATTTTGGATTGGGACCAAATTTCCAAACGCATTCAATTTCATGAGTAGGGATAAAAATTGGTATGAGTATCCAGTAAACCCAAACGAATATAATAAGTATTTTGAAAATACTGTAGAAAAGAAGAAATGTAAAATTGGGATGATTTCAATGTTTAAGAATGAATCAAAAAACATTGGTAAAATGTTAGATTCATTATCCGCGCATATTGATTATTGGGTTCTTCAAGATAATGGTTCCACAGATGGTACTCCAGAGATTGTAAATGCTTGGGCTGAGAAAACTAAAATCCCAGGCTATATGTACAAGGTCGATGAGGGTTGGATTGGCTTCGGTTGGAATAGAGACCACGTTCTACAAAAATTCTTATCTTCAGAACATAATTGTGATTGGATTCTTAAAATGGATTGCGACGAAACTCTAGAAGTTGATGAAGATTTTGATTGGAAAATTCTAAATGACAATAAAAATGTTGTTAGTTGGAATGTTCAATCAGAGGCACCAGGAACTGTTTATCTAAGAACTTGGCTTTGGAATTCTCATTTACCTTGGAAATTTAATCACGATCCTGCTCACGAAACAATTTATTTGGACGATGGTAAAAACAATACAGAATTTGAACGCATGACGCTACCAGGTTCATTTAGACTGATGGCTGGTGCTTCTTTGGGCGAAAGTTATACTGTTCCGACAAAATATATTTCTGATGCACTTAAATTGGAAGAAAAGTTAATTCGCGAAGGAAATCTATTATCCAATCTATATCATTTTTGGTATCTTGGAAAGAGTTACAGCGATTGTTATGGTTCTTCTGCTCTTCCTCTCGGTAAGTCGCAACAAAGAGAATATGCCAAACGCTGCATTTATTACCTAACAGAATATTTGAATCATACTCACGATTTTCAAAACACAGGTAGAGCAAAACACATAGATGAAATGTCTTATGTTGGTTTGTGTTGTATTGGTCATGCGTACAGATTTTTAGAGCAATATGATGAATCTGAAAAGGCATATATTGACGCTGATTCTTTTAGCCCAGGAAGAAATGAACATCTAGTCCATCTTGCTGAATTACATTTATATAAAATGGAATACAAGAAAGCGTTATACTATACAACTATCCTGATGAATCCTGAAAGGAAGTGCCCCTTCCCAAATTATTGTTTTTTGATTAGTACGCAATGCTACAATGACAAGGGAAATTATTGCCAAGAGCTACATGATGTTGCTTTAGAATGGAGTGCAAAATAATGAGTAAACTGAAGGCTGAATTAAATCTATAGGACCATGATATGAATAAGAAAATCGCAGAAATTGCAGAGAAAGCAGGTATTGGTTTCTGGGGTGATAATATTATCATTCTTAACCCTGATGAAGCAGCAGATATTGCTCTAGCTCGATTTGCTGATGCAATCATTAATCAGTGTGCTGAAATTGCAAACTATATGGAAGATATGGAAGACACTGATATTGGTCCTGAAATCGTAGAATATTTTAAGAGGTAATAAAATGAATCAATCTATTTTTGACGACCTTGGTACAATCGAGGAAGACGGTGATACTACTGCAAGAGATATTGCAATGGGAATCAGTTTTATTTTGATCATTGACGAAGAAAATGATGACGTGGTTGCAAGCCTCGATCAATATTCTCTCGTGAGTGGTGCAAAGTTATTTGAGGATACGCAGTTTGAAATGCTAGCAGTAGAAATGCTGCAGGTTATTTCTCGCGCTGCTCCTGAACGAAAGTTTAAGTTAGAGAAAAAGGGAATTGGTGCTTAATAATGGATCTTAATCGTGAAGAAGAGCTTCTTGTTGTTTTACAGGAAGAATGTGGTGAATTGGTTCAAGCAATTGCCAAACTAAATCGTTTTGGTAAAACTGATTTAAATATGAAAAACATCGAAAGTGAAATGGGTGATGTTTTTGCT